AACAACTAAAAGTTTTACCATTGCAATTGAAAATATCGCAAAAGAAAAACAGATTACTCATATGGAAGCAGTTTTATGGTATTGCAGTAAAGAAGGTGTTGAACCTGATACTGTTAGTCCTCTCATTTCAAAGGGGCTTAAAGAAAAAATTGAAGCAAATGCTAGAGAATTAAATTTTCTACCAAAACAAGCACAATTACCGATATAATATATACGGCGAACTTTTTTGAAAGATAAATTTTTCATTGCTGCAAAAGCAGTGTCTATGAATGGTAATGGTGTTGGTGCCGGTAGAAAAGCTTTTCGGCTTGGGGCCGTACTTGTCAATAAAAACTCCATAATAAGTGTAGGCAATAATAGTTACAAAACTCATCCGTTGTTAAAATACAGGACGGAGTGGCCTTTCCTTCATGCAGAACAACATGCTATTATTAGGAGAGGGTTGGATAATTGTGAGGGTTTGGATTTGTATGTTGTTCGTATTTTAAAAAATCTTAATTATGCTATCAGTTATCCTTGCGACGTATGTAAGCAATTGATTAAGGATGTTGGTATTCGTAACGTATATTATATTGATGAAAACGGTGAATTTGCAAAATGGAACCCATTGACGTTTATTTAATGTATTGTGCTATGAAAGCGCATTTTGGTAATACCGATTATGACTTTATTACATATAAGGGTAAGAGTCGTGTATCCAGAGACTCGTTCTATAAACGCAAAGACAGGTTTTTCTTTGTAAAGCTTTCCAGAAAATATAAAGAGTATAATGAAATTAGAGATTATTTTATTTCTAATTTTATTAAAGATCGTAAAGGTTATATATCTAGTTTTAACGATGAAAACTATGAAAATTGGAAAACCCGCCGTCATAGTTTCTATAATATATTCATTGAAGAAATCAAACCTTTTATAAAAGAGTTTAATCCTTTATTTACAGTCAAGAAATCTGAACATCCAAAATTGATGAAAGAATTTTTGGGGGGAAGACTGTCTTTAGAGACACTAATTGTTTTGGATGAACTTGTTAAATTTACCAAAAAATGGAATCAAAAATTGAAGGATGATATTGTCTGGCTTGATCTTAAAAAACTGATGAACGATTATAAAAGATTTTTGACAATTGATAAGAATAAATATAGAATTCAATTATTAAACTTAATAGAAGAATCTGGTGATAAAGGCATTTTATAGAAGTAAAGAGTGGGCTTTATGGGCTTGGGGTGGAGGTGCTTTACTTTGTTCATCTTTATGGTTGCAAGTTCAATTAACAGTTGCTATTAATTCTTGGTATGGAGATTTTTATAATTTATTACAAAGAGCGGGAGATTATAAAGACAATCCAGCTGAAGGCGTTACATTATTTTATGACAAGTTAGTTAGTGTATCTTATGTAATTAACAATTTTGAAGGCGATCCATCATTTACTGTATTAGCATTTCCATATGTATTGTTGGCAGTATCTACAGGTTGGTTCACACGCATATATGCATTACGTTGGCGTCAAGCAATTACATTTAATTATATTCCGCGTTGGCGTAATGTTAAAGAAGATATAGAAGGAGCTAGTCAACGCATACAAGAAGACTGTAATAGATTTTCTCGTATTGTTGAAACTTTAGGATTACAGGTTGTACGAGCAACAATGACGTTAATTGCTTTTATTCCTGTATTGTGGAATTTAAGTGAATCAGTTACTATTCCTTTCTTTAGCGATATATCAGGATCGTTGGTATGGACAGCATTAATTGTTTCTGTTGGGGGCATAATTATTTCATGGTTTGTTGGATATAAACTTCCCGGCCTTGAATATAATAATCAAAAAATTGAAGCTGCATTTAGAAAAGATTTGGTACTGGGTGAAGATGATAAAGATAACTATGCACAACCAGAAACTTTATGGAGTCTTTTTACTGGAATAAGATTTAATTATCATAGATTGTATATGCACTATGGATATTTTGATGTATGGATGATTGTATATGATCAGTTTATGATTATTGTACCATATTTAATAGTTGGACCAAGTTTGTTTACTGGTGCTGTATTGTTAGGAGTAGTTGTACAAGTATCTAATGCTTTTCAAAAAGTACATGGGGGGTTTGCTTTATTTCTCCATAACTGGACTACAATCACTGAACTTCGTAGTATATGGAAACGACTGCATGAATTTGAAGATAATCTTATTAAGTATGAACGATAAATAAATATTAAAAGGAAATAAAATATGGCTGTAAAAATGAATGTAATTTCTAGTGATCTAATTAAGATGAAACGTGTTAAAAAACGTACCTCTATTGGAAATAGTGTAAGAAGTTCCCCAAAGAATAAAAGTAAGAAACGAAACTGGAAACAGTATAGGGGACAAGGAAAATGATAACAATATATACAAAAGATTGGTGTGGATCTTGCACTAGGGCTAAAAATTATTTTATAGAAAATGATATAGAGTATGAAGAAATTAATATTGATGAAGATTCTTCTGCTTTAGATTTCATGAAAGCCGAAGGACATAAAACTGTTCCACAAATTTATTATAATGATAAATTGTTCCTGTCTGGAGGATATTCTACATTAAAAACTCTGGAAAAGTGGGAAATCCATGAACGTATAAAAAACAGTGAAAAATAATTTCTCAAATGCCGATATATTTAAAAATGATAGGAACGATAATTTTATCTATTATAATTACGTCTGTCATAATAATATTTGCGGTATGTTAAAATTATTATAAAAGTGTCTTGACAAATGATAAAAACATGTTTATAATACAGACAATGAACTTAATAAAGGAGTCCGTTTAGTGGACAATACACAACGAAGAGAGGAAGGATTTTCTAAAATGGAAAATTCAGAATTACAAGCTCGAGTCAAAGAACTTGAGTATGATTGCGCTGAGTTAGAAAAATCTAATTCAGAATTGACTGATAGAGTTAAGAAGCTCGCAAATCGTACGCCTGCGTGGCCAAAGGGATATCGTCCACAAAATCGAAAATTTAATAATAAGTAGACATAACAGCATAGACGACAACGATATGCAGAAGGAAAAAGTTACTAGCCGGTGTAGCTGAGTGGTTTAGCACTACCCTTGTAAGGTTGTGACGTAGGTTCGATTCCTTCCACTGGCTCCAAACAAATAGGATTAATATGAATGTAAAATTAATAGACCACATGGGCAGTGATTTGACTGTAGTTAATGCTGCTCGTGTTTCGTTTGCAAAACATCATGACACCTTTGATATTGATGATGATACTAAACTTATTAATTATTTAGCAAAACACAATCATTGGAGCCCCTTTGGTCATGCGTCTTTACAATTTCACATAAAGGCTCCTATATTTGTTGCAAGACAATTAGTAAAACATCAAATAGGTTTGGTTTGGAATGAAGTGTCACGCCGTTATGTTGATGATGATCCGACATTCTATGAACCTAAAGAATGGAGACTCGCCGCAGAGAATAAGAAACAAGGTTCTTCTGATGAAACTGTACATTATAATATTAATCCTGCTCATTTGTTTGCAACACAGTGTTATAAAAATATGTTGCGTCTAGGCATTGCGCCAGAGATGGCCAGGATGATTTTACCCCAGAGTATGATGACAGAATGGTATTGGTCGGGAACTTTATATGCATTTGCTCGCGTATGTAATTTGCGATGTAAATCAGATGCACAACGTGAAACTCAATTCGTTGCAAACCAAATTGATGAACTTACGAAAGAAGTGTTTCCTGTAAGTTGGGAAGCTTTAAGAACATGAGAGCTGTTGTTATTGGCAATGGTGAATCCAGAGCATGGTTTAAACCAAATCAAGTTAAAGCAAATGATGTTATAACTTGGGGATGTAATGCAATATATCGTGATGGATATGTAGACCATCTGGTAGCAGTAGACTATGCAATGCAACAGGAAATTTATGATTCTGGTTATTGTTTGGAACAACCAGAATGGCCTGAACAAGGAATTTGTCATTTTGCAAATTGGAAGATTGTTCCTTCTGAAGCCGCAGATATGATGTTGTTGGGATATAATATTCCAGAAGAGTTTATTCACAAAAGTAAAAAGGTTACAAATAAGTGTGTAATATCAGGTAAAGATCCTACATCACTTCAAGAAAAAATTGATACTGCTATTCAAATGAATCCACATCTTGATATGAAAGATTTGAAATTAAAAATGGAAAAGGATGTTGGACTTTGGATTACATATGTGTGTGAAGATGATATGGTAATTTCTGCTGATTCTCCCACAGGTTGGTCAGCAGGAAATACGGCATTATATCTTGCAAGCCAGGTTTCTGAAGTTATATACATAATAGGATTTGACCTTAGTTCATATGATGCTCCATTGAACAACATATATAAAGGTACTAAGAATTATCTGCCATCGGATACAAGGGGATTTAATCCTGTCAATTGGCATAATCAAATGAGAACGATGTTTAGAGTTGAAGGGGGTGATACTCAATATTATTTGGTTGATTCTACTTTAGAATTTGAAGAAGATAATGTGACTTATATAACAAAGAATGAATTTTGTAAAGAAGTACTTGACAAAACGTAAATTATAATATATAATATTAAATATTAACATACGCAAACATAAGGAGACATACGATGTCATTAGCACAGTTAAGAAAATCGAACTCGCTCGATAAACTGCTTGGTGCAGTTGAAGCCGAGAACAAATCACAAGAGAAAAAGTCTTATGTGGATGAACGCCTTTGGAAACCAGAGCTTGATAAGACAGGCAATGGTTATGCAGTCATTCGCTTTTTACCAGCAGTTAATGGTGAAGATATGCCATGGGCGAAACTTTGGAATCATGCATTTCAGGGCCCAACTGGTCAGTGGTATATTGAAAACTCTCTTACCACTATCGGTCAAAAAGACCCAGTATCGGAAATGAATACTTCTTATTGGAATTCTGGTTTGGAATCTGATAAAGAAATTGCTCGCCGTCAAAAGCGTAAGTTGCAGTATTATTCTAATATTTACGTTGTGAGTGATTCCAAGCATCCTGAGAAAGAAGGTAAAGTTTTTCTCTTTCGGTATGGTAAGAAAATCTTTGATAAAATCATGGAAGCAATGCAGCCTGCATTTGATGATGAAGAACCTATTAATCCTTTTGATTTTTGGAAGGGTGCGAATTTCAAGTTAAAGATTCGTAAAGTAGATGGTTATTGGAATTATGATAAGTCAGAGTTTGAGAACCCTTCTGCCCTGTTTGATGAAGATGAGCTTATTGAAGAAGTTTGGAAGAAACAGTATGCTCTAGCAGAGTTTACTGCTCCGACAAATTTTAAATCATATGATGAATTAAAGACTCGTCTTAATACAGTTCTTGCTGGAACAACTACAGTAGGAAATGTGACAACTTTGATGGAAGATGAGCCTGTTGTAACTGCTACTTTTGTAGACACTAAAGAGGAGCCTGCTCCTTCTATTAGTGTTACTGCTGAAATGCCTGGTATTACTGTTACTGCTGGTAGTGCTCAAGCTGATGATGATGAAGAAGAAGACACAATGGATTACTTCCAAAAACTCGCTAATGATGACTAATTAATAATT